CTTTTGTTGAAGGCATGCAGCAGCTTGTTGATCTCCATCCCAATACTGGCGTGGGCGAGACTGGAGAATACCTGCCTCCTTCCATTGATAAACAAGTGGGACTGGGCGTGCTTGGTTTGGCCAATTTCCTCTCCATCCATGGAATCAGCTACGAAGATTTTGGTAATGCCCTTGAAGCCTATTTGACTGAAGATGAGGGCATTCAATGGTACGAAACTTGGATGAATACCAACGCTGGAAAAGCGATTTACAACATCCACAAAGGCATTTTGTCTGCGGCTGAAATTGCTCGCGAGCATGGCATGGAGCGTGCGTTCTGCATCGCCCCTACTGCCTCTTGCTCCTATCGCTACCTTGATTCTCGTGGCTTCACAACCACGCCTGAAATTGCTCCTCCCATTGGACGAATTGTTGATCGAGACTCGGGCACTTTTGGCGTGGAAACGTTTGACTATGGCGACGTAGAAATTGCCGCTGAAGTGGGCTGGGATGCTTTCTTCAAGGTGGCCAATGGCATCGTCGCCTTGTATCAACGCACTGGCCTTTTCCACGGCTACTCCATGAATAGCTGGGGAGATGTGGTCACGTATGACGAGGCATTCTTGCGCAGTTGGCTAGAATCACCTCAGACAAGTCTCTATTACAGTCTGCAAGTTCTGCCGGACATGCAGCGTAAAGATGACGCCTATGCCGCCCTTGATGAAGACTTCAAGAGCATGTTTGGCTTCAATGATGATGCTGAAAATGCTTCTGAAAGTTGCTCATTAGACGGCGGTTTTTGTTCTAGCTGCGCTGAATGAGAAAAGGGGCCACAAGGCCCCTTTCTTGCCTATTCTTTTCCATTGTTCTTAAGTTGAAATGACTGTTGCAAGCCCCTATCTTTCCACCATTGCCAAGAAGAGCCCGTGGCTGGCTGTGCCTGTTGATAAAGGGCAAGTGCTTGAAGGTGCAGAAGAGACGCTGCTGCGGGCGCTAGCACTGCGCCATCTGGAGATTCCCGTGAAGGAGCTGTTGGAGCAGGGCATGCAGCGTGAGCTTCCTTCCACGCCTGGCATTGTGGAGGCGCTGCGTTCTAATCAAGATGATGAAGATCGCCACTTGGAAGCTTTGAACTACGTTGCCGCCGCCCATGGCACTGATGAGAAGGCCGAAAAGGAAGTGATGAGCATCCTGAAGGCATGGAACGATCATCCTGCCCATCCCATTCTTAAGGCAGGCATCATGGAGCGTTCTGTGTTTTTCGTGGCTCTGCCGTTCCTGCGTCAAGCCGGTGATCTCGGCATGCGCACTGTGTCGCAAGACATCAGCAAAGACGAGAGGGTGCATGTGGCGGTGAATGGCATGGTTAGCAAGGAGCTGGGGGAAGCTGAAAGCCAAAGTCTTGACAAGCTGCGTGCTGCGACTGTCGCATGGATGTTTGACAAGCTTGGCGCTTCTGAGAACAAATGGCTGAACAAGGACTTTTGGCTGCGTCAGTCCCGAAGCCTGTTTTGGACTGGCAAAGCTGAAGAGCTTGCTTCTCTGCGAGCCAGTCGAGCCATTTGCTTCTTTGAAGGACCGAACACTTCACTGCCTTCCTACGGTAAATAAACTTGCAATTCTTCAGTGAGAGCAAGGCGCCTTTCGGGGCGCCTTTTGCTATGCTTGTTGAGTTCCCGCTCTGCTTGCATCGGGCATCACCACCACTGCTGCTCTGTCGGCAGTGTCCAGCTACCACGGATTGGAAATTTCTAATCGCCGGTAGTCTGAGAAAAATCCCGTGTTTGCGGGTCGGGAGGACGCTCCCGCCAGATTGATCCACTGGTGAGCCCTCGACCCATTTGGCAAGCTCGACGGATCCTCGCCCCTAAGCCTCTCAACGATGCTCAAACCAGGGGCTGCTGGGAGGCTAAGACAGCGCTAGGTCCTAGAACCTGGAAGAGCAAGGTGCAATTCCTTGCCCTCTCGTTTTTCATTTTCATAATGAGCGCTTTCGTCACGTCGGACCTGCACATCGACCACGCAAAGATTCTTTCCTTTGCAGCGCCTGACGGCTCTCCCATGCGACCCTATTCCTACTTAGAGGAAATGCAGCAGGACTTAGAAGAGCGATGGAACGCAAGAGTGCATAAGCGGGATACGTGCTATGTCTTAGGCGATGTGGCATTTTCCAAGACTGGACTGCGCCTGATGGAGCGGTTCAATGGAAGGAAGATTCTCATTGCAGGAAATCATGACCGGCTCCCAGCAAAGCTCTATCTTCAATACTTTGACGACATTCGTGGAGCATATTTTCACCATGGAGACAGCAAGTTTCTTGGCGGCCTGATCTTCACACACATTCCTGTGCATCCAGGAGGACTAATTGGTCATTATCGTGGCAACGTGCATGGCCACCTCCATTGCCATCAAATTTTCACTGACGATGGGCAAGTGGACAGGCGGTTCTTCAACGCTTGTCTAGAGCGGAATGACTTTGCCCCTGTACCATTGGACTGTATCAAGCAATACTTTAAGCAGTGAAGAAGCTTTGGCGACTGTGGGCATTATCGCTAGGAGAAAAAGCAGGCAAGCATGATCGAGAGGCCGACATAGTTGCCGCTATTCGCACTGTCATCCTTGCTTCCTACCTTGTCACAAATTTTTTCATAATCTCCGGCGTCGTCCGCCACTGGCATGATACTGACTGTATCCAGCAGGCTACAAAAAAGGAGGGCTAATGCCCTCCTCCTATCAGTAATTCTCAGAACCAAAAGCACTGTTTAGTCAAGTGCAGGCTAGAACCAGTGCGGCTTGGGCACGTAAGCAACGCCGCGATAAACCAGCGAAGCATGTTGAGCTTCACGAAGACGAGCAGCCTTTTGAAGCTGCTCTTTGATGAGCTGAAGAACGTTCATGATGGTTCCCGATAAACCGTCGCCCGTTCCATCGACGGCAAATCTGCAGCCCGAAGGCCGAACGTATCTTCACTGTAGCAATGGTGATAGAGCCAAGGCGCCGAGAGCGGGGCTTCAATCCGCCTTTATACGGCATTTAACCATGAGTTGGCTCATGGCCTTAGCTCTACGGAGACAGCCTCCCCCGAGACTGTCTTAACGCTGGCCAGCGTGCTTCGCGAAAGCCCTCAAAGCATAACATGGTCAAGCGTCATATTCCCTTAAGCTTTCCCCTCCATCGCGATCCTGCTGGTAGTCATCATCAGTGGCCTCTGCTTCCCAGGATCGTTCAAGCTGCTCTTCGCTTTTCAGGCGCTTGGCATGGGCTTTGAGCTTAGGCAGGAGCGTGGGGATGTAGAGATGTTCAGCGGCTAGAAGCTGGAGAGAAGTTTGCTTACTGGTGCGACCATTTTCTAGGAGAGAGATGAGAAACTTCGTCTCTTGCATGGTTAGCTTGCAATAGTTCATCGGGCGGATTGTTGCAAATTTTTCCCACTATAGGGCTGTCTATCTAATGAGGCTGTTAATCCAGTCGATGCTATCCTCTTTCGTTGCTTGCAAAATTGCTCCGGCTAAACAGAAGCAATAGTCATCAACTGCACTTTCCTTGCCGCCAGTGACGGACCATTGCCCACTTTGTCTGTAAATGACGCCTAAGTTCTTAATTTGTTTGATTGCTTCTTTATGGTTGGGAAGCTCGATAAGCCCAGAATTGAAAAGTTCCTTCATCTTGCCGAAGGCTTTCATTTTTGTGCTCACTGACCACGTAAGTTCAGAGATGGGAAAAGACTTTGACAATGACTGAATTGTTGATGCGCTGTTGTACTGGTCAAGGATGATGCTTTCAAAGTCGTATAGGCGATGCTGCTCTGTAATCCAATACTCAACTTCAGCAATGTTCACTTCTTTCTTTCCTCCAATCTCAAAATTGGCTTCAAATTCATGGAATTTGTCTACTACTAATCGCTCGCCTTCGTAGTGAACAATGCAAGCCACGTAAGCATCACGCCCTTTACCTCCTCGCGCAGGGTCAAGAGCAAGTACGTAAGTCCCCCTAAGATCGCGTTGCGGAATTGCGTCTTTTCTATTTTTGTTTACGGCAATATCGACAATCTCTGGTGCGACAAGCGAAGAGTTGTTGTTCTTAAATTCTGCGCCAAATTCAACTGCAAATGCTTCTGGGTCTTTTAGTCGTGCATTTTCAAGAAAATCACACCCCCATGGAAGTCCCGGATTGATTTCCCATGTTGGAATTTTCAGGGCTGACATACCTTTAAAGTCGCCACTTTGCGCCTGCATGAAATGTTCGTGGAACAGGCCATCGGCGAGCCAAGGTGAAGACAATTCAAGGATTTTACTATGTGGAGCAAACTGCGCAATCGACGGAGAAATAGCATCAAACAGTGCTCTTGTTCCCCTATTTGCGTCACCATCAAGACCAAATGCGCATTCGTCAAAGATTGCCATTGCGACTGCTTTACCACGCGAGGCCCTAGCCGAAGCAGGAATAGCCTGGAATGTGCAACCATTAGTCAGCTCAATCTCCATCGCAGTTTCTCTGACTATTTCCTGCTCTAGCGGGCTATTGATAATGAGCTGGCGGATAAAGTCAAGAGCAATTTTTGCCTGCTTGAGGTCGTTGGCAATTGTGATGACATAGTATTTCTCTCCTTTACGCACCTTGCGGCGAAAATGGTCTTCTTGGCAAAAGGCCATGTAGACAGCAGCAATCGCAGCCATAGTGCTTTTGGAGCTTCTTCGCCCAAGGCACCAAACGGCGTGGTTGATTTTGTTCTCAAAAAGATTATTGAGAATTTGCTTTTGCTTAGGCCAGAGCGAAAGGCCAAGCGCGTGCTCTGCAAATTCGCTACACCGTAAACTCATGGCAGTTCTTTAATAATCCGTCCGGTCCATCCCTTGTGATGGTTCCTTTTTCCGTGTATTACGTGGCACAAATGGCCGCTAGATAAATTGTGTTGCCTTGCGAATCCTTTCGCGTTGTCAGTGATATAGACTTCTCCGCTTGGACTTGTAAGTTCGTACAGATATTTTACGCTTGCTTTTGCCATTTTCTCTTTTGTTTCTTGCGTGTGCGCTTTTCCTAGCCACCGCTTGTTCCCTAGGAGTGCACGGGACATGTTGTCTTTTGTTTTTTGAGGAAGCGGCTTGCCAGTTCTTGATTGCGACATCTTAGCTCTTGTTTCATCTGGAGCTTTCCATCCAGTCGTCCCCTCTCCTCCGTCAGTTAAATTGCGCAAAATTCCGGTGCCAATATCAAGTCTGCCATAAAGAGCAATACAGTATTTCTCTAAGTCCAACGCCTCTCTTTCTGTCAATCCTTCTTGAATAAAGATAATGTAGCTTTTGTCGCTTGGAGGCGTAGCCCTTCTGTTATGGGCAATAAATGCGCGAGGCCCCCTGCCCTTGCCAATGTAGTAAGGACTCAACTTGCAGCCATTGCTTGAATCTTTGCTACGCAGATAAGCGTATACATAAAACCTTTTGGTGTCATCCATTGGCCAATGCTGCAATGTTGCGAAGTTGCTTTTGGGGAACAAAGTATGCCGGCCTGTTTCGTGCTGGATCCGCAAGAAAACGTTTTTGCATAGCTTCGCGTCCGTAGCACCAGCCATGAAGCAGGATTTTTTGACTCTCTATGGTTACAAGTACAAATTTTTTTTCAGGACTTTCGTCACGTTGCACTATCAAGTCGTAATAGTGCCTGCTTCTGGTTTTTACATCAATGCCAGGCAAATCGCATGACCCGCGACGAGCGTATCTGTCTTGAAATAAAAAGTCCTTTAAATCAAGATAAGAGGCAACCGCCATTTCTCCGGTTGCTCCAAGAATATGAACCCTAAGGGCGGCTACGCCGTGGCTTGGCCCTCCGTTTCGCCCGATCATCCCACTGGCTTCGTTCTCCATGTGTCGTCGCAACCCCTCATTAAATGCTTCCTGGGCTTCTTCGGCGGTTAATGCATAGGGAACTGGCACTTTGGTCGCAAACTTGGACTGCATGGCCATCATAGCCCGTCTTAGAATGAACAGTAAAGCCATGACTAGGGATATGGAAGACAACCTCGTTGACTTGGGCCATGCAACGGCTAATGGCCTTCGTAACGACGGACTGCAAAACGCATTGCTTGGCCTTGGCACTGGTCGCGACAAAACCAGGTACACAACAGCTCAGCCCATCACTTTTCTTACGCAAGAAGAGCTGGAAGGACTGTACGGCGAATGGATACCACGCAGAATCGTTGACATCGTTGCCGAACAGTCAACACGCAAAGGATTCAAGGTGCTTTTTGGCGGCGAAGGTGCGGCGGCGGAAGAAGTGGCTGGCATTGAACAAGCCATTGAAGACTTGTATATTCTTGAAAACCTAATGCTTGCGAGTAAAAACGCAAGGCTTTACGGTGGCGCCTGTATTTTGCTTTACATTAACGATGGACGAGCAGCCGATCAGCCAGTAAATAAAAACAACATCCGCTCCATTGAAGGAATGGAAGTACTGGATCGCTGGCAGATTGCACCGGTCATTAACGAAGAGAATCTGTACGACTATTCCAAGGCGACGTATTATCAAATCATTTCCGGCGATTTGATCGCACAACCTCAGCTTACTCTTATCCACAAAGATAGAATCCTGCGCCTAGACGGCGGCTGGCTACCTTATCGCATTCGCCAGCGAAATTACGGGTGGGGAATGAGTGCGCTTCAAACTGTTTACGACAGCTTCAAGCATTATTGGACGGGTCTAAATAGTGCCGCCACGTTGCTGACAGAATTTGATGTTTTTGTCCACAAGCTGCGCGGACTAAGCAATATGCTGGCGGCTGGAAAAGAGAAAGATGTTAGGGATCGGCTAATCCTCAATGACATGAGCAGAAGCATTTACAGAGGATACGCTATTGACGCCGAAAAAGAAGAGATTGACTTTATTAGTCGGAATTTTGGTGGGATTGGCGATGTATTGGAAAAGCTGCGCATAGACATTATTGGGGCATCGCAAATCCCGCACACAATTCTTTTTGGAGAAAGTCCTAGTGGATTGGGCGCTACTGGCAGGAGCGAAGAGCGAGACTTTGCGAAGCATCTCGGTGACTATCAAAGCGCTCATTACAAGCGCCCTTTGCAGAAGCTGATGGAAATGATTATGCTGAGCAAAGAAGGGCCTACAAACGGGCGCCTTCCTGATTCGTGGCGCATCAAATTTAATGACCTATTCGAGCTGAACGAGCGCGAAAAAGCGGATGTACGCGCCCGTGTAGCTGCCGTAGATGGACGCATGCTGCAACTGGGCGTGCTCACTCCCAAAGAGGTGGCAGACGCTCGATATGGCGGCTCTGAATGGAGCATGGAGCTAACGCTTGATCAAAGCGTGGAAAGGAGCAATGAGCCTGCCACTCAAGATGGGGGTGGTTCCACCCAGCAAGGGGGTGCAGGGAATGGCAAGCTTGCAGTGCCTCCTGGCGGGCGCGACCCGATGAATGAAGAAAATGGCACTCTCCCCATGGACGGAAGCAGGGAGGTACAAGACGGTGCGGGTCTCTATCTTCCTCGCGATCTAGAGCACACAAGGGGAGACGTTGAGTTTCGAGACAAGGAGCTGCATCAGCAGGCAATTGCAGCAGCAAAAGCAAAATTCAAGACTTGGCCAAGCGCCGTGGCTGGAGCCTATGTGACGCGCAAGTACAAAGACCTTTACAAGCGCAAGCATGGTTCAATGGAAGGAGCATTCAAGGGCAAGAAGCAAACGGCTGAGTATTTCAAAGAGAACAAGGACGCCATTGAGCCATTGAAGACCAGCGGGCTAATTCTTGCTGACATTGACGAGGCGGCGTTGATCGAGCAGCAAGACATCGAAGCAGCGCTCACGCAATGGAAAGAAGAAGCCCCAGAGCGTTTCAAGGACATCCTGGAGGCAACGGACATTGAGCCTTGACAATCTTGCTTCGTTCGCTGATGCAGTTTTTCGCCTTGATGAATCATCATGGCGTTACGATCCTGGCACCAATCGCTATCGCGGCGCTAATGGACGCTTCCTCAGCCAACGTACTGTGGAAGCTTTGGTGGACGGTCGAATTGACAAGCTTGGTCGTGAGTTACGTCGTTATACAGACATGCTTAGTCGTGGCGATCTTACGTTGGATCAATGGCAAACAAGCGTGAGGGAAGCCATTAAGCTCGTGCATGTGCAAGCGGCGATCATTGGCAATGGCGGCAGGGAATCAATGGGAAGTGCAGAGTGGGGAAGGATTGGCCAGCGTCTCCGTGCTGAATATGCTTACCTACAAGGCTTTGCTCGTGATCTTTTGGATGGGCGTGTTTCTGCTGCCATGGCTGCTCGTCGTATCCAGCTTTATGCTCAAAGCGTTCGTGGCACTTACTGGGAAGGAACCAGTATTCGACAGGAGAAGCAAGGCTATTCGTTGATGCGCCGCATTCTTGACCCTCAGGCCAAGCATTGCGACGACTGCTTGGCTTTCGCTGCTCGTGGCATTGTCCCGCTTGGAAGCGTGCCCCTTCCTGGACAACGTTGTGCCTGTAGGGCGAATTGTCGTTGCAGCGTCAAGTATTTCAGGCAGCAGGTGCCAGTTGTGCAAGTGTGATTTTGGCTTATAGCATGATGCGAGACTCTGCTGATTCATGGCCAAGATTCTTTATTGTGGGGACGTTGGAGTACAGACGGGCTTTGGGCGAGTAGCTGAATACCTCATCCCCGCACTGGCCTCGAAGCATGATGTGGCGGCATTGTGTGTCAACTGGCACGGAGATCCCAGTTCAATGCAGCAGCATTGCAAGATGTATCCTGCCATGGCGCATGGCTCCGACCCTTTTGGTTCCCACCGCATGGTGGACGTTCTTCAAAAGGAAAAGCCCGATTTGGTGTGGGTGACAAATGACATTTGGGTGGCATTAGGTCTATGGCAAAAGGCAAAGCCTTTGCAAGAGCAGCTTGGCTTCAAATGGTTTGTTTACACCCCCATTGATTCGTATGGTTTGTTTCCTGAGCTGAAGGAACAAATGGACGAATGGGACGGTTTGGCCACCTACACGCAATTCGCTGAAAAGGAACTGCGGCTAATCGGTTATGACAAGCCTGTTGACATCATTGGCCATGGTACAGACTTTGAGAAATTTTTCCCAATGGACAAGGAGGAGTGTCGCAAGGAAGTAGGGGCTCCGCAAGATGTATTCATCGTTTTCAATGGCAACAGGAACCAGCCACGGAAGCGCATTGACTTAACCATTAAGGCTTTTGTGAAGTTTGCCAAAGACAAGCCGGATGCAAGGCTTTGGCTCAATATGGGCAAGAAGGATATGGGGTGGGACATCATTCCATTGCTAAAGCGCGTGGCCAGAGACGAAGGTTACGATCCAACTGCGAAGCTCATTCTGACCAGCCCTAATTTTTCCATTGACAATTGCCTTTCCATCGAACAGTTGAACAAGGTGTATAACGCAGTGGATATTGGCATCAACACTTGCATTGGCGAGGGCTGGGGCTTGGTGAATACTGAGCATGGTTCAGTGGGCGTGGCACAAGTGGTGCCAGACCATACGAGCTTGGCTGAGATTTTTGACGAGCTGCCTCGCATTGAATGCAATGCCGCTGAGACGGACAGGAACTATGGGCTAGAGCGTTTGCTGCCCGACCCTGAAAGTGCCGCCGAGCTGCTCACGTACTATTACGAGAATCGTGACATTCTGAAGAAGCATGGCCAATGGTGTGCACGGCGCTTGCGTGAGGAGCCTTTTACTTGGCCCTACATTCAACAACAGCTTCTTGATGCTGTGGAGCGCACGCTCAATGCAAGGGCTCCTGAGCCTGAGTTCAAGGGCTTTGGCACTCCCGCAAGGATTGGTTGATGGTCATGCAAGTTTCACAGATTTTTCTCTCCACCGATCCAAACGAAGGTCTTAGTCCTTTCCTGAAGCATGCCACTGGCACCATTGATGCTTGCTTTCCTGATGCGGAGCACAAGATTTATGGCAATAGCGAGCTGCGTAGTTTCATTGCCGAAAACTATGGGGAAGAAGTGGTGTGGGCCTATGACACGCTCAAGCCATTTTCCTACAAAGCTGATCTTGGTCGATTCTGCCTTTTGAATAAGATTGGTGGATGGTACTTTGACATTGGCATTAGAGCATTTAATGCAGTGGAACTGGGCGAGCGCGTTAAGTTTTTAGCTTTTCGTGACATTCAGCGTTTTAGCTTCACAAGCTGGGCCTGTGCCACAACTGTGCTCTATTCCAAGTCTGATAATCCTGCTCTTCAGCGTGCCATTGAAATGATTGTGGCAAATTGCATTGAGCAATACTATGGCATCACGCCATTGTGCCCCACTGGTCCTACGTTGCTTGGCAAGGCATTGGCTTTGAACGGGAGCGATGCTGATTTTATTTACGGCGACTACCTTGAACTCACACCCACCCATGGACAAAAGAACAGAGCCTTTGTACTTCCTGATGGGACAATCATGGCTTGGAGCAAACCTGCTGGTGGTGGCGACCTGAAGGGGCTTGGCGCGAAGGGCGTTAATAATTACAATGAGCTGTGGCACGCTCGTCAAGTGTATGGCTGATCGCGAAGACACGATTTATGCCGTGTGCATCCCAGGGCAAAAGGTGCGTTACGAGGCGCAGTCAAAAATCATCCCCATTATGGGAGGCGCATCCAGCATTGCCCAGGATGAGCGTGAAGCGCTGCGAGAGCAAGGCTATGCGTTTGATGACGAGGGAGCTTTCCTTTCTCCATTGAATCATTTTTGGGGAGAGCTTAGCTGCGTGCATTGGATGATCTTGAACGCTTGTGAGCCGTTTATTGGCAATGCTCAGTATCGTCGTAAGTGGGTGGAGCCGCAAGATGAATGGTACGATCCCGCTACGTTATATGTGCCAGAGCCTGCTGAATTTGGCTGCAGCCTTAAGCAACAGTTCTATGGAGGACACAAGGCGTTTGATGCACCTGCGTTGACGAGGGCAATAGCCGATAGTGGCAAGTGGATCTTTTCGCGAGAGGAGATTGATGCAGTGTGGGCGCAGTCTTCGTTTATTGGTTGCAACATGGCGCGAGGCAGTAAGCAAAATTACAAGCGCTTCATGACTGTTCTTTTCAATGGTCTTGTCCCGCTTTGGGAGAAGCACAAGGAGCTTTTCCTTTCCATTGAAGGGTACGATAAGCGAGCTATTGCTTTTATTGCCGAAAGGCTCATCACTGGCATGGTTCTTTATCGTGACAGGCTCCTTCCCGGCATGAACATTGCCACTGCTCCCATTGCTTTCATTCCTTGACCATGGCTCATAAAGAACAAGCTGAATACATTGCTTCCGTCAAAGCGCAGTTCCCTCAGTTTTTCAATGGAGGGCGAGTGTTAGAAGTGGGCAGTCTTAATATCAATGGGACAGTGCGCGATTTCTTTGGTGCGGAAGAATACATTGGCATTGACATTGGCGAAGGGCCTGGCGTGGATGCTGTAGTTGGCGGGCATGAATACAAGAGCAAGAAGAAGTTTGACTGCGTTATTTCTTGCGAATGCTTTGAGCACAACCCTTATTGGGCTGCCACCTTTGCCAATATGGTGAGCCTGACGAAGAAGGGAGGGCTTGTTGTTTTCACTTGTGCCACCACTGGTCGCCCTGAACATGGCACGTCTCGCACCACTCCCCAGGATTCTCCGCTCACCATCGCAGAAGGATGGTCCTACTACCGCAATCTCACTCAAGAAAATTTTGAGGAAACGTTTGACTTCGCCTCCATGTTCAAGGAAAAGTGCTTTAGTGTTAATGAGAGTTCTTGTGATTTGTACTTCTGGGGAATCAAGAAATGACCAAGAAAGAGAAGCAAGCCAAGGTTCGCTTGGTCATGAAGGAATTTAAGAGCGGCAAGCTTAAGAGTAGCAGCGGAGAGAAAGTGAGCAGCCCAGCTCAAGCACTCGCAATCGCCTTGTCCGAGGCTGGTATGTCTCGCAAGCCCAAGAAAGATCAAAGCGACGAATACTACATGGGCTTTTTCAAAGAGATTGCAGGCGAAGAGGAAGAAGAAGGCGAAGGGGAAATGGACGAAAGCGCAGGCGAAGCGCGTTGCCGAGGTTATCTGCGTACTGTTGCGAAAAGCAAAAGAAAAAAGAACTGAGGGGAGACGCTGAAAGTTTCTCCCCTCCTGCCTCTGTAAGAGCTGCTGCGCGACGAGGGCTAGAACTACGCAAGAAGCATGGGAAAGGAGGCTTAACGACGCAGGAAGCGGGCAAGCAAGGCATTGGGAGCGGAGTGGCAAGAGCCACAAGTTTGGCTAATGGCGAGAAGATCAGTTACGAGACGATCAAGCGCATGGCTGCGTTCTTTTCAAGGCATCGCAAAAATTTTGCTGGGGGCGAAGATGACGCAGGATTTGTGTCGATGCTGTTATGGGGCGGAAGGGGTGGAGAAAGATGGGCTCGCTCTATAATCAAGCGAGTTGAGCAACAGAAAGAAGATGGATTACAGGCAGGCGTATGTTCGCTTGATTGAGAGGGCAAAAGCAAGGATGGAGGAAGATCTGGATCCAAGCCAAAAATATGAATGGCATCATTATTTCCCTATTTGTTTCTGGCGCGACAGGCAAGAAAACAAGAAAATTGTTCCTCTTACCCTGAGGGAGCACTGGGTCGCCCATCGCCTGCTGTTCAAAATGTTTCCATGCCACGGAACGGCGGCGGCGTTGATTTGCATGTCTAAGCGCGACCCCAAGATGAACTCGCGCAAATTTGAGAGGCTTAGACAAGTGCTTAGCGAGCACAGTTGGACAAAGACTTCAGAGGGTAGGGCTTTTCTTTCTCAACAGATGAAAAGGCGTATCGCAGAGGGGTGGACTGTTTCTGAAGAGGGGCGCCGAAAAATTTCAGAAACATCTAAGAAAACGCAGGACAGGTGGAGAGAAGAAGGCGGTCATCCGCTCTCATCGAATAAGGCACGCGCAGCATCTAGCGAAAGAGCAAAAGCTCGCAATAGGGAGATGAATGCATGGTTAAACAAAGAAAAAGGAAAAGTCGTAAGGACATGCGACAAGTGCGGGGCTCAGGTGCGCGGAACAATGGGAAACATGAAGCAGCACCAACGTGGCAGTAAGTGTCGCCCGCGCAACGAGGATTAAGATGGTGGAGAGTCGCAAGAAAAAACAATGAGCGAATACGTGCGCGTCATCGAAGACGAAGACGAAGGTATTGGCATCATGAAGGCTCTGGCCATTTTGTCGGCTCATGAGCATCGCAACACTTCCCATTGGCGCCTTGTTGAGCAGCAGCATTTCAAAAATGGCCGCCTAGAGGAAACTCACATCTTTGTTGAGAACTATTACGAAAAGCCTGACGAGCATTTTGTGCCCATCAAGATGCTGGTGTTTGAAGCCGAAGCAATTGCTAAGTCCTATGTGATGGAAAACATCGAAGGGCAGCTTGCTGAAATCAGGGGTGAATATGACGACGATGACGAGGACTAATTGATCTTCGCGATGAATGACGGGTAGCCCATCAGCCACAGTACGCTGACATCGTAGAGACCGCTAAGCGTGACAATTTGCACGACCGAGGGCTCCGTTTGCCCTTTTTCTATTCGGCAATAAGTGGACTGTCCTATATGAAGCGCTTCTGCTGCATCTCGTTGAGACAGGCCATTGTTTAGCCTAGCATCTTTAATTCGGGACGCGATAAGCATGCGTCTTTGGTGATGAGGAAGCCTCATACTGTTGACAGTGCTCGCTAAAAACCTCATAGCATTGCGTGCTTACTAACCTTCCATCCTTTGATCTGCTTAAGCCTACCGTTAATCACATCGTAAACATGCGCCCTGTTTATGTTGTGCTCTTTGCAAAACTCCCGCAAATTCAAGGTGACATGTATGGAGCCGCTGGGCGAAGTGAAGTGGTAAAAGTGACCGCGGGACCCAGAGCATAAAGATTTGATCCACTTTTGCTTTCGGTTTGCTTTCTGCTTTGGAGTCAATTTCTCTGTGGTATTACCTCTCCATGTAAATTTAGACGTGGTTTGTTTGGCCTTGTTTGCAAAATGCGGGTTTGTGTCAACTTCGTAGTATTGATGCAACGCCACCTCCGCTTCAAGAGCCTCCCGCTCTGTATCAAACACTTCTAGGATTATTTTGCATGTAGGTTTGAACGTTTGATCAGTGTAACTTCCGAAATAACAGGTATCATTCTCTGGGGGCACGGTCGACGAGCGCTTGCCGATATAGCCCCGCCCCCACTGCTCGTAGGAGTAATACACGTAGTGCCACCTCGCACTCATTGATCTATGTTTGAATCATGGCCTGAATGCTAGCACACTTTTTGGCCTACCATGTAAACATGGACCTCCAAAACGGCTTCCGTTACGATGTTTCTACCATCCAGAACTACGAGTTCACGGATGAGGGCTATCTGCGCGTAAAAGCGCGGATTGCTCGCACTGGTATTCAATCGTACACAGACGCAAGTGGCGGTGTCCGCTTGGAGTATAGACCTGAAGACGAAGTAGCCTCTCAGGATGCACTTGACAGTTTTCGGGAAAAATGCGTCACAAAGGAGCACCCTCCGGTACTTCTTGATGCAGGTAATACAAAAGACTACGCCGTTGGTTTTACTAGCGCAGACGTCTCTTACTCCGATGGTTTTGTTGAAAGCACTTTGACTGTAACCGACAAGGAAACAATTGATTCAATCATGCGCGGAGACGTGCGTGAAGTCTCATGCGGTTACAAGGTTGATTACAGTCCAGAGCCTGGTGTTACGCCCGATGGCCAGCATTACGATGGTATTCAGCGAAACATTCGCGGCAACCACGTAGCCATTGTCAACAGAGCTAGAGGTGGGGCGCAAGTGCGTCTCATGCTTGATTCAGCGGATGCCGCTGTTAATGAATTAATTACTCCCCAAAAGGAAAAAATTATGTCTGCAAACATCGTGTTTGACGGCGTTTCCTTTGAGGCGGATGCAGCCCTCGCGGCTGCTATTACTGCCGAGCGTGAAGACGCAAAAGGCAGCTACGCCGAAATGAAGCGTCGTTACGAAGACGCCATGGCTGAAGCTTCCAAAATGAAGGAAGAAATGGATGCCATGGAAAAAGAAATGAAGGGCAAGTGCGATTCCGCTGAGGGTCGTGCCGATGCTCTGGCTGAGCAAGTGGAAGAGCTGAAAGGCGAACTTACCGCTGCTCAAGAAATCAATCTTGATTCCATGGTTGAAGAGCGTGTGGCTCTCATCGAAAAAGCCAAGCCTGTCCTAGACAGTGCTTATGAATTCGCTGGCAAAACTGCCCGTGAAGTGATGGTTGATTCCATCAAAGCAGTGCGTGGTGATGAGCTTGATCTTAATGAGAAGAGCGATGACTACGTGCAGGCAATGTTTGACACCCTTGCCGATGCAGACCGCAAGGATTCTGCTACCACTGATGAGCTGCGTAAAGCCGTAGCTTCCATTGCTTCTCCTGTTTCTGCTCCTTCCGCTTATATGGAAGCTTTGCAGAATGCTTGGAAGAAGCCCCTTTCCATTTCCAAGGAGGCTAAGTAATCATGGCCGTAGTTTTCTCTGCTTCGGGCACCGCTTCGGCTGGTGGCGTGCAACAGGCTTATGCTCTGGAGCATGACGCACTGCTGGAAGGTCAACTGTCCGACATTCGCGACAACACCATCGGCACCTACATCAACGAAACTGGCTCTGTGCTGGCTTTCGGTAATGTGGCTGTTTATAACACTGCTGGTACTGCTGCAAATTCTGCTGCTACCATTTCTGGCGCTTCTGACACCGTGCAGGGCATCAACGTTCTCACCTATGTGGACGAAACTGCTCTTGATTCCGACAGCCGTCCTGGCGTGAAGAATCAGCAAGTGCTGAACGTGGCTAACGAAGGCGCAGTGGCTGTCTACGTGACTGGCGCTGTATCGCCCACTTCGCCTGTGCGTGTGCTTTATTCCGCTAGCGGCACTGGCAAGGCTGGTCAATTCTCGCACGCTTTTGCATCGGGCAAAACCGTTCGCCTGTCGAACGCTCGTTTCCTGAGCAGCACCACTGGCAGCGGCCTTGCAATTCTGGAGCTGAATGGCCCCAGCTTTACTCTTTCCGCTGATTCTTGATA